TTACACCACGCTCCATAGTACGTTGCGCTCCATGTCCATGACTGTTACGTTGCCGTGGTCTGATACCTGGACTATTGCATCGTGTTCATCCAATATGCGCTCGTCATCGTGAAATGTAACATCGCCGTATTGCATGGCTTCGTTCAAGCTGTCCATGTCAGGCCAGAATCCAAAGTCTGCACCGTCACCCTCATGTGTGCCAAAGTATACGAATGGTGGGCATAGTTCATTGAGTGCATCGGCTAGGTCTTTTAGTAGGTCATCAACACCCGACGCTTCTGGGTCAATCGTCCACCCGTCGTATAGGTGGCCTCGCACTTGGTCAGTACCTATCAGGTGGATAGCCTTATCCCAAAGGTTTGCCATTGCCTCTGTTGGATACTTGGAAGTGTTGGACACTGGGTCGTGTGTCAATTCTCCCATCGTGTACGTGAATGCTGGTAGCAAATCCTCTGTCCGTAGTGTGCCTGTACTGATTGAGCCTAGTTGAAATTGTGTCATGCTAAACCTCTCTCTTTATTGTTCAGGTATTGGGTTACGCCCCATGCTTTCATCTGATTGGTGGATTCGTACATCTTAGTCGTGCGCCGCATGAAGTTGTATCCTCTGTTGTTGACTCTTGGCTCGTATGCCCAGACTATGTATGTTCCGTATGTTGACCGATTGAATTTGTATTCCATCGTGCCTCTCTCTTTTGTTAGCTAGTTCCCAACCTATGCCCTACTGAATCCGAACGTGCCTCTGTCGCTGAACTTGTGAGTCTCTCCGGCTGGTGTTACCACGTACCAGTCAAAATCTTTCTGGTATACGCTGAATCCTAGGTTGAACTGCCTGGACGCCTGATTCATTCTGGTTTTGGTGGTACTGGTAAACCATCCGCCATTGTCTAGATGTATCCAGTCGCTATCGAATCCCACTACGTATGTTGACCAGTATTTGATGTATGTATTCTCGCCGTGCCTCTCAATCTGTGTTCGGTGCTTGCCCACTGTGTCTTGTCTTGCCATGATTCAGCCTCTCTCTTTATCTTGTGTTATCAGTCTATCATAGATTGTCTAGGTTGTCAAGTGTCTGGTTTATGCGCCTATTTTGTAGAAGCACCAGATACATAGGCAGGGTAGCGGTACGTGCTTGGGTATTGGGCCGTTGCATCGTGGGCATTTCATAATTCAGCCTCTCTCTTTTAGTATGTTGACCAGCTTTTTAGTTATTTAGTGGGCAATCTTCGCTTGTGTGTACTTGGTCTGCCTCACTGGGCGTTATGTACGCATGGGCGTAGAGTCCGTGCTTGATTGGTACTTGGTACTCTGTTGGGCGTGTTTTCCAGAGTTTGGTTTTCCCATTGCGTCGCCATATCTCTTGTGTAATCTTGACGCCGCCGCGTTTGCCTATGGTCTTGACGCACTCACCTGCGTGAAATTCCTGGGCGTGGATTGCCTGCTGCATGTTAATCATTCCGTGCCTCTCTTTTTGATTGCGGGCTGGTTGTATCCTCACCAGGCCTATTTACGGAATTTTTCATCCAACCTGTACTCTTGGCCCAGCCCGCTTGTGCCCTAGTTCCCAATCGCCTGTTGATTCATTCGCTACCCTCTCTCTTTACTGTGCTTCCAGTATACTCTTGTTTGTCTGGTTTGTCAACCCCTCTTGGCTTTCTCTTGGTCAACTTATCCGCTTAAGACTCGCAATGAGTGGGAAGGAGTCGAGCCGCTTAACCTGGGTAGTTGTTAACCTGACACTCATAATACTACTCCCATAATTGTCTATTGTCAATGGGTTTTCGGCCTCTCAAAACATTGATAAAGATAATCATAAGAGCATAGGGTAAATAGCTTCTGGGTTGGATTGTGCGCTAGTTCACAAGCTATAGCAAGCTATGCCAAACTATGGAAGCTAAAATGGCCGTATAGGCTCTGAGAGCGTCATTGTAGGGGTTGTTTTGGAAAGCTAACCTAGTGGTAGCAGGTGCCCCAAACTCGGCAGTAATTATCAGCACATGCGTTCTAAACATATGTTCGGAACTTATGTTCTAGTCCTGGTCTTGTGATGCTATTCACAAGTTGGCGTCCGGCTGCACATTGTGAATCCTGGCACAAACTGCCTACTTTCTGGCAATGATACTTTTTATTGCAGTTTGTGATACTTGCAGGCTAGAACAGATGGTCGGAACATTTGTTCGAAACTCTTGTTCTACTACCCCCACATCGGGAACCGGCCCCCCAGGGGGTACTTTGGGGGTAGGGGGACATGTATCGGCTGCTCACAACTATTACAACGAAGGGGGGCACCGAGGGGGAGGCACCCCCCATAGGAAAGGGTGGTAAAGAGGTAGCCCCCAACATGTCATGGGAGAACACGCTGGGGGCTGGAGAGAGGTGGCGTTACGATTAACTTAACTTATTAAACGTAACTGTCCCAGGGCATCATGCGATTGACCGGTGAGCGACTCTCGTCCATCCCAGTCCAGGTAGTACCCCTAGCCCAATCAGTCCGGAGCGTTTTCATGCATGGGACTGAATATGGCCCACCACCCTCGTTCATAAGGGGCCGATTCTACCTGACGCGCCCATCCTATATGGTTGGGCCAGGAGTATTAACCGACTCCTGCACTGTCATGGCAGGGTAACAGATAAGCAAGGTGGTTGCAACAGCATGGAGTCTATTGTATTCTTTCGACATGAGTATCGAGAAATCGCCCGGTAAATGGGCACCACCCTGGCGTCCTGGGGAGTCCGGCAATAATGGGAATGGGGCCAGGCCAGTCAGACGTTCCAAGGAACTGGCCGAGAAGATACTGTATTCCACGCAGAATTCCGACGTACTCGTTCGAAGGCTAGTGGCCGTGGCACAGGGCGAGATTGAAGGGGCCAAGGTCGCAGACCAACTCAGGGCCATCGAGATGCTGCTCGAACGCGCATTCGGTAAGGCGGCACAGGTCATCGAAGTGGACGGCGAGGTCATCCACAGGAACATAGATGACTTCTCAGATGAGGAGTTGAGGGCGTTGGTTGACCTGAGGAAACGCATCATCGAAGGAACGTCCCGCCCCATAGACGAAGGGGAATGATGGTCATAACCGGCCAGGAACCACAAGAGAAGTTGGCACTGGAGGCGGGTGAGGCCGCAAGCTTCGCCTTAGCCAAGAGGTATTTCGCCGACTTCCTGGAGTATGTGCAGGTACTGGAACCACCACCCGGCAGGGGCATCATCGCCTTCGAGAGGTGGCCCCACCTCATGGAAGTGTGCGACCTACTGACCGAAGAGAAGCTCATCGTGTGGCTTAAGTCCCGCCAGACCGGGGCATCGTGGCTCCTAGCCGCATATGCACTATGGACGGCCATGTACAAGGAAGGCGCTCTCGTACTGCTCCTATCCCAGGGGGAGGAAGAATCAAAGGTATTACTCTCGAAGAGCAGGTTCATATACGAGAGATTACCCGACGGGCTGAAGACCACACTGGGTACAGACTCTAGGCAGGAACTCACATTCCCCACGATGGAAGCAGGCATCCGTGCCCTACCATCCACCGACAAGGCAGGCCGTTCCGCCACAGCATCACTGGTCATACTGGACGAGGCCGACTTCCACGAACACCTCGAATCGAACTACGCAGCCGTGAAACCGACCATCGATGACGGCGGCGGTCAACTCATCATGGTATCCACGTCCAACGCCCAGAACGCACGCTCCATGTTCAAAAGGGTGTACCAGGACGCCCCCGATAACGGGTTCAAGAAGCTGTTCTACGGGTGGAACGTAAGGCCGGGAAGGGATAACGAGTGGTTCACCGCACGCCAACGCGAGTATTCGGACGTATCACTCTTCGAGAAGGAATACCCCGCAAGCGAGATTGAAGCACTCTCCCCGCCAAGGACGATTGCCGCATTCGACCACGACGTGCTTTACCTGATGGCACAAGACTGCCGACCCCCCATAAGGAAGATACAGGTAGGCCCGGTACAGGCCAGCATCTGGCAGGACTACCACCCCGGCAAGAGGTACGTGGCCGCAACCGATACGTCCCACGGCACGGGCGGTGACTGGGCCATAACCGTGATATTGGACGTGAGTACCGGGTACATAGTGGCCGATATCCAGACGAACCTGATACCCCCCGACCAGCTTTCTCTAGCCTCTATGGAACTTATGAAGCTCTACCACAACCCGGTCTGGGGCATCGAGGACAACGACTGGGGCGTACTCACCATCTCCACCGCCAGAGAGGCCCGGTATCCACACCTGTATTACCGGGACGATGATAAGTGCGGCTGGCATACCGACGAACGCTCCCGCTACGTGCTGTGGGG